ATAAATGTCGGAAATAGATAAAGCTTTACCCAATGAGGTACGAAAGGAAATTAATATTCCTGGCGTAGAAGAAATTCAAGTAGAATTAGAAAAAGAAGAATTACAAGAAACAAAAGGCCCTGTAGAAGTTCAACAGAACGAAGATGGAAGTGTTGATGTAAACTTTGATCCATCGGCAGTTAACGTTGAAGGAACAGAAGGACACTTTGCAAACTTAGCAGAATTATTACCAGATGATGTTTTAGATCCATTAGGAAGTCAGATGTATGAAAACTATCAAGACTACAAAGCATCAAGAAAAGATTGGGAGAAAACTTACACATCAGGATTAGAACTATTAGGTTTTAATTACGACGATAGAACAGAACCATTTAAAGGAGCAAGTGGTGCAACGCATCCAGTATTAGCAGAAGCTGTTACACAGTTTCAAGCATTAGCTTACAAAGAATTATTACCAGCGCAAGGTCCAGTTAGAACTCAGATAGTTGGACTTGCTACATCAGACAAAGAAGCTCAGTCACAAAGAGTAAAAGAATTTATGAATTATCAGATTATGTCTGAGATGACAGAGTACGAAGCAGAGTTTGATCAGATGTTATTTTATTTACCACTAGCAGGTTCTTCATTTAAAAAAGTTTACTACGATGAAATTATGAAAAGAGCTGTTTCAAAATATGTTCCAGCAGATGACATCGTTGTGCCTTATAC